ATGGCCTGTTTGATTCCATCCTGCCGACGAACGAGCATCGCCCCGGACGTACCGGATTCTGTCGCGACGTTTTCTTCCTGCAGGTTTTTTACCGATCCGTCATTTGCTCCCATGATTAAACCTCGCTGTGATTGCCACATGACGCCCTCCTGGTCCGGCAAAGTGACGCCGGTACCAAAGATCGCACCATAGGGGAGAGCATCGGCAACCTGAAAACCGTCGTCCGGCACCCCGCCATAAAAGAAAGTGTTCTTGTCCGTTGCAAAAAAGATCCCGTTTTCAACCGGCTCCATGACCTGCACATCACCCGGGAACTGCAGGGTGTTGTCCACCCGGAAATGGTCCGGTTCAAAGGGGTCTGAGTAAGAGACATACGGTCCTGACGCGACGTACATTCTGCCCTTGTAGCTGCGGATGATGTCCCCGGCAGGCGGTGGATAAACATGGGCCAGGTCAAGGATATTGCCATCGTCGTATCGCCCGGTGTTGATCGCGTAAGATGGAGTCCCGATGGCCACATCGGCGATATGGTACAGTTCCGCTCCGTTGGGTGTACTGAGGTACAGCCGGAGAAACAGTGCCTGCGGGTCGGTGGTGGCCGGCAGGTTGGAGAAAACCACTCCGCAGTTGGCATCAAGAGAAACAGTGGCTATCCGTGATGCACCTGACTCGACCCCTGCGGCATCGACAAAAGAAACAGCGCCGAGATAAACACCTGCTGAGTAGTCGCCGGGTATACCGTGCAGCGTCACGTCGCCGGGAACCGCCATGCCCCAATTGCCGACCACACCGTCGACAATCTTTTTCGCCGCCAAACCATCGGAGAGATAGACAACCCCATGCAGATAATGGTAGGTAATTCGCGATCCAGCCAGTGCGCATAAGGGCGTTGATGAGTTATCGCTATTGAACCGCTTTAGCATGCCGCCCTCGGCAAAGAAACAGCCGGCAGGACAGGAAAATCCGTGACTGGTGCCGATGCCGACATAAACAGGGGTCGAACCCTTGCGTCGCCTGACCTTGCCGTTGGCCGAGAAGTCCACATTGACGGCATTGCGCACCGCCAGCGGCATCCCCGCGTCCATGGAGTTCAGGTCGTGGTCCGCCCGGCGGTTATCCATGCCTCTCGGCCATGGTCCGATTTTCATGGCCAACTCACCTTACAAACAGTAGGAACAGCCCTCGGTCGTTGAGATCCCGTAATGCGTAGCAGTTCGGAGATTGCCTTACCGTAACGTTCCTCGTGATATTGAGTGTTGCGCTTCGGTGATTCTCGATCCTGCTCTATCCGGGAGAAAATCTCCGCACAAACATAACTGACCAATGCCCGGTCAAGCTGTCCGGAAGCCCGCTGGTTGCCGGCCACGCCATCAGTAAAGCTTGATGGGTCGTCGTCAAGGAGCGCCGGTTTGCGGTAGTAGCGCAACTTGATCTCCGTTGCCAATCCCGGTGTATCCTGATAAACCAGCTTGCCGCCACCATCAACACAGACACAGCTCACCGGCCCGGTGGACGCGGCATCGATGGTAAATCCACGATCACGCATGACGCCAAGGTTGGGCAGCACAGCCACGGAATAACCGCCCACCGTGGCTGTGTACAGTTCACGGTGGAAATCGGCCGGCATATCCGCCTGGTAATCGCCAACCACGGTACTGACCACGGCAAATCCTCCGGACAGGCCGGGCAACAGGACGGTGCCGACGATCTCGTTCATGCCGATGTTGAGACGGTCAGTGATCCAGTCGCGGCCGTAGGTGGTATCGACAACAATGTCGACGATGTCATCGACCAGCTGCTCTCCGTTCACTTCAGCGCCTCTTCGATATCGACGACGGAAACCTTAAACCCGGCCAGCTCACTGACCGCATCGACCAATGGTCGGCCGTTGCCGGAATTGACCAACTTCTTGCCGCCGGGGGTTTTCTCTTTGCCTGCTTCACTCAGGGTGAGCACCTCGCTGATCGCCTTCATGATGTTGATGGATTTCTGCGCGGCATCCTCGGTGGTAACACCGGCCGCCTCTGTCTTGATCAGCGCATCGACATCCGGTTCGTCGGCCTTAATCGCGGGGCCAGGTCGGACAACCTCTTCAGCGTCCCCGGCCAGCTCCGCCTTGGCCTCCTCGAGAGCCATATTGAAGATGGTCTTTGACAGCAGGCCGGCCCGGGACGCCTCAAGCTCAAGGGCCGGCGGCACCTCGCGCCAGTCGCCTCCAATGATGATGACGTGTCCAGACGTTGATGCCAGGCGAACGGGATCCTGGCCTTTTTTTGTTTTATATTGTTCCGGCATTGTTTCCTCCAAAATGATGAGTCAGGTGGGCAGGGGCGATATCCTGTCCACCCGTGTTGATTTATTACAGCCTGGTTACAGCCTGGTTACAGCCTGTTTAGCCCTGGGTACCCTGGCTGCGATTAACACAGACATATTCGAGGACCAGGTAGCCCTTACCGAGCGTGAGCGCGGCCGAGGCGGTCAACCCAACGGTCTTGCGACTGCCGAGTGGTTTGCCACCGTTTAAAAATGTGGCATTGAGCGCGGTCTTGGCCGCAGCCGCTGCGGTGGTCGCGGTCAGGTAGGCGTCGGTGTCGGTTGCTATACCGACCGCCAGAGTCTGACCTGCGCCGAACACGGTGTCGATAACCAGGAAACCGCCGGTGGGGATTGCGTCGCCGGGGATATCGAAGACCGGGACAAAATCGGTGCCTGGGAAATCGGTAAAATCAAACTTGGCAACGCGGTAAATGGGGGACTGTATCCCCTCGGATCGTACTTTTAAACTTGCGGACATGGTGTGCTCCTTTGTGATTGATAGGGTGCTGCGTATCGTTACATGGCGGCCATCCGGTCAGGGGTAGCCGCCATCAAAAAAAAGACTGTCTACTTCAGAAACAAATCGACACAGGCCACGCCGAAGTCCTCGTCGGCATTTTTCGTGTACTGGTTGTCAAATCGCGGCTTACGGAATCCGATAAACTTGTCGGTGGAAATACCCTGGACAGCCCCGTAGTTGAAGGTCTTCTCGATCCAGTCCGGTGCGCCGACATCGACCATACCGAGCGCCTGGGCGCCAAGGAACAGCGAACGGGTACCGTCGACGTTGCCATCGGATCCCCATTTGGCGGAGGCTGCTGCGCCCTTGGTATTAAAGCACTTCTCGTGCTCCATGATGATCAGGCCGTCGACGGTAAAGGTGGCCCCGGAGAAGAAGGGGTTGTCTTTTCCGCGCGCGCCTGCCTGAACGACAGCAGAGAGAAAATCACCGTCTTTCTTTAATCCGGCAAGCACGCGAGGATCACAAAGGTAGATATAGTTGTCCTTGCCGCCGATACGCAGTGGTTTCATGTGGCTGGTACGAGCATATGCCTTGAGGTCAACAAGCATGCCGTATTTCGGCGTGCAGGCGGAGGTGATCGCCGCCGTGTCGCCGTCGATGAGGTCGGTGCCATTGAAATAGAAATGGCGGCCGGCTGACGGCGCAGTGACATCTTCGGCAAAGGACAACTCGCTCCAGGGGTTTTCCTCGTCTTCCTCCACGGAGTAGGTGGATCCGTCGAGGTTGTAGTTGTAGCTGATACCGGACAGGGTTAGAAATGCCATGGTGTCGATAGCCTCTGCCAACCAATATTTTAGCCGGTCATTGGCGGTCTCGCGAAAGTTGATGACCGAATTCTGGTCAGACAGCTTACCTTTATTCTTCACCTGATGAGAGATGAGGCCCATGTTGATGTCGATGTCGTAGTTCTGCAGTGCCTCTTCTTTCCCTTCCCGCTCGTTGTCATTGGCAACGCCGCGCTTTCTGAGGTCGGCAACCAGCTGCATAATCGCCCGGGTCCCCTTCTCGGTCTTGGTCAGGGCCTTGATGTGCTGGATACAGCTGTTGGTGCCGGTACCGAGCAGTTTGGCGACGAAGGACTCGGAGCGCATATAGGTCCAGACCTCGCGCATCCAATAGGTTTTTTGTTCGGAAGTAAGTGCCGCAAAGTTTGTAGCGTTCATTGTGATCTCCAATTAATGGTTAGAAAAACGTGTGCATATGATTGTTTTTCCGCACTATTAACGGTCGTGTGGTGACCTGGATCAGCAATAACGCTTGCTGGGGGCTGTAACGTTGGAGCCTTTAACGACGCGCCACGATTGGTCGTGCTACAGGCATGGCGGCTATCTAAGCCCGCCATCCCTCCTGTCGGGGGTTAAACGAAATCGCCCCTGTTCTGTCGCTTCTGTTTCAGCGACATGCTTTTGTACTCCGCCTCTGGAATAGCCAGGGCGTTGGCGGCCGGGTCGGCCGTCTTGTCACGGTTGCTCCGCCCGACGTTCATGGACATCGGTTGCTTGGCCGCATTGGCCTTGGTCTCGATAGCCTTCTTCTGCTGCGCCGCCTTCAGTTCGGCGATCTTTTCCTTGCCGGCATCGATCGCTGGTGCGGTTGGCGCCGTTGCCTTGATCCGTTCGCCAAAAAACACCTCTCGTGCCTCGGTCAGGGCCTGGGACAACGACATGCCGTCTTCGCGCATATAGGCCATCTTGGCCCGGTTAAAGGCCTGGTTGTTGCGCTGATTGGCAAACCATTCCCCGTGCGACTGCAGGATATCGTCGACGACATCCTGGGCGATAGCTACGTCCTTGCTTGTCTCGATACCTTTCAGGATGCGCAGCTCTGACTGCTGCTCCTTATATTGATCGATCTCGAACATAACCTGCGCCGCCTCCTTGGTCTCGCCATCGGCGACCAGATCGGCGTACTGCTGGTACTTTGCCTTGATATCAAAGGCCGGGGCCTGGGTGCCGTCCTGCGCCACGTGCGGCGAATTCTGGGCGGCCTCGAGGTCGGCGATCTTTTGCTTGAGGTAGTTGATTTCGACGACTTTTTCGGAAAATCGGCCATAGGGTACGTTGACCGGTGTGGTCTTCTCCGGCTCGGCTTCCACCACGATCTCCTCCGCAGCCTGTTCAGCGGCGGGTTCCTCCTCCTGCTCCACGGCCGCCGGATCCTCTTCCTTCTCCGGTTCCACCTGGACATCTTCTTCGTCCTCTTCCGGCTTGTCCTCATCGAGGATCAGCTCGACCGGTTTTTCCAGGTCGGCCTCGTCGGGCATATCGCCACGGGCCATGGCCACGTCTTCGGGCACCTCGCCCTTGAGAGTGTCAAAACTCATGACGAACATCTCTTCTTCTGCTATCAAATTATCGTTATCCACCGGCATGGTTTAATATCCTTATCTAGGTTGTCAGTTGCTGATCAGTTTCTGGCCACGGCCGCGTTGGCCCAAAAGACCGCTTCTTCGATTTTTCGTATGGCGTTGCCCCGCTCTACCGAGGCTGGTGCGATGTCGAGGAGCAGGTAGGCAAATTCCTTGCCCTGGTCCCTGATCGCCTCGTAACGTTCGGCGTCACCCTCGCCAGGAACGTGGTGGGTGAAGTTGTTTTCAATGGTTGCGTCGCCGTCGATGAATCCCTCGTTGATCAATGCGTCTCTCCTGTTATCAGTCAATAACCTTAGTCTCTATCCCCTGCTGTACGCCGACAAGTGGGGACGGTGGATCCGGTGGCGGTACCGGGGTTAATGGGTTGGTGTTGGTGGGGAAATCAGCTGCCGCGCCTGCCGGGAACTCGGTCGGGCGCTGGCCTTCCTCACGGAAAACCTCCTGGCCATCCATCGGGTATTCCGGCAGGAGCGGTGGCTTATCCATATCTATGTCGCCGCTGGAACGCAGCAGCACATCGGCAAGCGGTGCGGTGGTCGGCTGGGCGGCGATGACGCCTGCCGTCTGCACCGCACTGTATTTCGATTCGACCGAGGTATTGATCGCATCGGCCATCGCCTTCCTCGCCTGAGCCCGTTTGAGCTCGGCGCTGGCTACCTTCTCGTCGGTCTCTGCCTGGGTCATCGGATCCTCGGTCTGTGCCGCACTGGCCGCCTCAATCTCCTCGAGCAGTTCGTGTTTCTTGGCGTAGCTTGATGCGCCGATGACATGGGCGTCGGGGATCTGCACCCCGGACTCGCGCATGGCCATCAGCTGATCAAACTGGCCGTTCTCGAATGTTGCATGGGTCGGCGTCTCGGAGATGACCACGTCATAGGTACCGATGGTCACGTCGTTGAGGATGCCGTCGACGGTGACCTGGTTGATGACCAGCTCCTCCTTGACCTTGTTGGTGTCCATATCCATGATGCGGATAACCTGCTCCTCGGTGTAGAACTGCTGCACCAACTCGACGATCTTCTTTGCCGCAAGCCGCCTGGTGAATGCCAGGTTGTCCAGCGGTCGGCCCATCTGCGTCTGGCCCATATACTGCTTGGACTGGATTGCCTTGCCGGAGACCTCGTTGCCATGCTGGCCCTGCAGCGCGTCACTCATCCCAGAAATGGTTTTGATGGCGAACTCGGCCCGATCAATAAGTTTATCGGTACCAAGAGGCATCGGGTTCGGCGCCCGACGTGTCGGCTTGAGCCCGGCGGGATTGACCTTGGAAACGATGACCAGGCCGTTCTTCGAGCCGTTCTTTTCCAGGTCCTCCGGTTCCATGTTGATCATGACGCCTTCGGGCACGTCCCAGCCGGAGTTGCTGGTGCTGCCGAGGATCTCCAGATAATTGGTGATGCTCTTGTTCTCCAGCTCCTGGGGGCTGGTCAGGTTGTCGACCATGCCCCGGGTGCGTCCTCTCCGAAAATAGGGGAAGTACGGTACCGTGGTGTAGGTCTTATAGGGCGACCAGTCGTTGTGCAGCACCACCGCGCCGCAGGTGACGGTCCACATGATGCGTCGGTAGTTCATAATGGTTTCGATACCGCCGTCCAGGGAACGGGCAATGTCCGCCTCATCCATCAGATCAAGCGGCGTCACCTCGCCGGTCCAGGCAACAAAGACCTTGCCCCGCGAGACGCGGCGGTGCTGGCGATCTATGACAAGGTACAACCGCGTCGAGCGGTCATCGCCGTCCTGGGTCACCCAGCCGTCAAAGCCGGTGCCGTCGGAGTCTTCGTTAAAGTGTGGCCGGCCAAGGAAGCTGTCGTCCATACCGTAATAGGCGTCCGCCTGCTGCTCGACCTGATCGGCCAGCTCTGCCGAGTATCTCTCGGCGAGATCGTCATAGGTCATCCAGCGATCGATGATGACATCATTCCAATATTTCGGGTCGTATGACCTGGCGTCCGGGTCCGGCTTGACGTCCATCGGGTCGAGGATCTCGAGCTCGATGGAGCCCTTCATGTTGCCGGCGAAATCCATCCTGAAATCAAGATAACCGCGTTGCTGGATCAGCCCGTCCTCATAAGCCTGGCTCTCCGCCCAGTGGTAGTCGATCTGGTTGCAGATCTGCCCGACCACCTTACTCATTACCGTTGCCGACTGCTGGTCCGCCTGGCCGCCTGCCGGGAGAAACTGCATATCCACCCGGGAGTGCAGCTGCAGGCCCGTGGCGGTGTTGACCGCCGGCAGGATATGGTTAAGCTCGACCATTGGCCGATCGCCCATGGCTAGCCGGTCCTGCTCGCGCCACTGCAGGCCGCCGCCGAGGTACATATCCTCGTTGTATCTGGCCCGCTCGATATAGGCGCGGTGCCCACTCTTCATGGCGTAATCGTACCTGGCCATGTTGATCCGGGCGGCGTCCTCGTCTGACTCGATGTTTTTTGGGCTCTTGCTCATATCAGCTCGACATAAAGGTTTTGCCGGACCCGGAGGTGGCGGCAATCTTGCGTTTTAATTTATCCTGCCATGACTCCTTTTGCTTACGACGCGAGCCACGCGGAAAAGCCATGATCATCTTCGGGTGGCGGATGTTCGCCAGGTTGTCGAGCATGTCATCATGAGACATGACCGGGAACGGCTTGTACTCATCCTCGATCAGATCGTTAATAATGTTCACCCGGCGACCCTCGTAGTTGGTGCGCCATATCGATCGCGGTAGGACGATGCGCTTTTGCTCAAAGAGCGGCACCAGCCTTTTTATCCTATCCACCTTGGGCGTGGAGTCGGTGAGCGGGGTGATCTCAAACCGGTAACGCAGCCGGTCCATCTCCCCCTCGATATGCTGGATATCGCCCTGCATGCCAAAATGCTCGTAGCCAACCCCGTCCGGCGTATACTCCCCGTGCAGCTCAAAGAGCGCGTTGGTCCGCTCGGTCAGGTTCAGTCGGTCATGGATGCCGTCGAGCAGGTAATACTTCTGGTCGGTGGCCAACCCGACAACCCACATGGTCGTATAGTCCGAGGCCTTCTTCTTCTCGTTGGCCGGGTCGACGACGATATAGATGTTCAACTCGCCCATCCTCGGCTCCGTCTCGTAATAGGACAGCCACTCCTCTTTAAAGCCCTGTGCGGCGTCTGCGGACGGATTTAGCAACATTTGGCA